ATTACGGTGAAGGGCCTACGTTTGAAGAGACGTTGATCAGCGAATACGGTTACCCTGAAAGCCCCGAGCGTCCCGGTTCAGCCGACTTTAGTCGCGAATCACGGCCCACGGATCGCAGGGACATGCCGGCTTCCTCTGAGTTATTAGATGCTAGGGCGCATGCCTTGGGCACAGCTCTTTACGGAAACGAGTATGGTGGCGAAGCGTCTACCGCCATGGGAGTTATGGGAGAGGAGTTTGACCGGACGTTTGATAACGCCAGTCGAGAAGACATTGCTATGGACACCCGCAACAATGCGGTTGGCCGCAAGATCCTTCGTAGCGCGGGCATTATGAACACGACTCGGGATCTTACCCGAATGGTGGATCAACAAATCTTGGATCAGCTTGACCGCATTATGGATCGTCCTAGGGAAAAGCGCAGGGCCGAAAGCCCTAAAGAAGGCCCGGATCTTTACTTTTCTAGGTTAGACCCTAGAACACTAACGACGACTACCGATCCCAGAGGGATTGTTAACGCAACAAATTACTCTCGTCACCCCGGCGGAAATTAAAAACAGGATACGGACATGGCAGAACCAACTCAACCGGTAGTCTCCTTAATGGATCGCATGAGTGACGATTCGGAGCTTTTGGTGATTGAAGATGATGCGGACTTAGCCTCTCCCAACGGCATGTCCTCTGCTGCGGACATTATGCCCGACGGCATTGAGATTGAGCTGGACGAGGAAGGCGGCGCTACGATTGATTTTGACCCTACTGCGGAAAACATGATTGACGAGGGTGATTTCTATAGGAATCTTGCCGAGGGCATGGATGACGGCGAGTTGGGCCGTATTTCAAACGATTTGGTTGGCCAATACGACGCTAACCGAGCGTCTCGTCAGGATTGGGAAGACACGTATACTAAGGGCTTAGATCTTCTAGGATTTAAATACGAAGAGCGCACGATGCCTTTTCGCGGAGCTACTGGCGTAACTCACCCTCTTTTAGCGGAAACCGCCACTCAATTCCAAGCTCAAGCGTTTAACGAGCTTTTACCTCCAGAAGGGCCTGTCCGTACTACGGTTGTAGGCGCACCGGACAAAGAAAAAGAATCTCAAGCACGTCGCGTGCAAGAATTTATGAATTACTACATCACTAACGTGATGGAAGAGTACACGCCAGAATTTGACCAGATGCTGTTTTATCTCCCCTTGGCAGGTTCTACCTTCAAGAAAGTTTACTATGACGAGACTTTAGGCCGTGCGGTAAGTTCTTTCGTGCCTGCCGAAAACCTAGTTGTCCCTTACGAGACCAGTAATCTGGAGACGGCTCCGATTATTACTCACGTAGTGCCTATTTCTGCAAATGATCTTCGTAAAAAACAGGTTTACGGATTCTATTTGGATGTTCCGATTAATCCCGGACAAGAGGGGTCGTCTCAACTTAATGATGAAATAGACGATATACAGGGGGTACACCCCTCCTATATTAACTATGACTGCACGTTGCTTGAATTCCACGTAGAGCTGGACTTGCCGGGTTTTGAAGACATGGGTGAGGATGGCGAAGAGACGGGAATTAAGATTCCGTACATTGTCACTATTAGCGAAGAAAGCGGAAAGGTTTTGGCCATTCGTCGCAACTATATTGAAGACGACGAGTCGTACAAGAAAATCCAATACTTCGTTCACTATAAGTTCCTTCCGGGCCTTGGTTTCTATGGACTAGGTCTTATTCACACTATCGGAGGACTCTCTAGGACAGCCACAGCGGCCCTACGTCAGCTTATAGACGCGGGCACACTATCTAACCTCCCTGCGGGCTTTAAGGCCCGGGGCATGCGTATACGTGACGATTCTGAGCCGTTGCAGCCGGGAGAGTTTAGGGATGTGGACGCACCGGGCGGTTCTATCCGAGATAGTTTAATTCCGCTTCCGTTTAAGGGTCCGGATCAGACTTTGTTTAACCTGCTTGGTTTTGTAGTGGAAGCGGGTCAGCGGTTTGCTACGATCACTAACTTAAAAGTGGGTGACGGGAACCAAAATGCTCCGGTTGGCACTACGGTGGCTATGCTTGAGCAAGGGACTCGCGTAATGAGTGCGGTGCATAAGCGTATGCATTATGCGTTACGGCAAGAGTTAAAGCTTTTGACTCAAGTTATAGCTAATGACCTACCGCAAGAATACCCCTATTCGGTAGAAGGTGGTGATCAAGCTATCATGGCCCAAGACTTTGATGACAGGGTAGACGTGGTACCGGTTTCTAATCCAAACGTTTTCTCTCAGTCGCAGAGAATAGCGGTGGCTCAATCGCAGTTAGAGCTTGCTATGCAAGCCCCGCAGCTTCATAACACGCATGAGGCGTACCGTCGCATGTATGAAGCTTTGGGCGTGCGGAATATAGATAAGATTCTTAATGCGCCTACCGCAGACGAGCCTCTACCCAAAGATCCGGCTCAAGAGCATATTGATGCTATGGACGATATGGAGCTTAAGGCGTTTGAAGGTCAGGACCACGATGCGCATATAACTGCGCATTTGACCTTTATGGCTTCTGGCGTGGTGCAAGCAATGCCTGCAATGGCCATGGCTTTACAAAAGCACGTTCTAGAACACGTAAAGCTTAAGGCTCGTGAGCAAGCCGCAGCGATGTTCTTGCAGCAAAACCAAGGTCAAGAAGTTACAGAAGATCAAATGCTTGACGTTGAAACGTTGATTGCGCAGATTATTGCTCAAGAAATGCAGACGCTTCGTCAGATGAGCCAGAGCATTATGGGTGGCGAGGGCCAAGGTCCAGATCCACTACTGGCGCTGAAAGAGAAAGAGCTACAGATAAAAGAACAGGGCACTGTCGCAGATATATCCGAGGGACAGCGCAAGTTAGACCTGCAAGCGGCAACCTTGAAAGAACGTTCACGGCAGTTTAACGAACGCTTGGCTAGTCAAGAAGAGACTAGCGAAAGGCGAATTGAAGCCACTAATCAACGCGAACTCTTGCGCATACAAGCGCAACGAGAGCAACAACGAGGAAATTAATTATGCGCACTGTAAGATGTAACGGAACTGCACCGGGCAAAGCCCCTAAAGCAACAAACTATGCGGAAATAAAAGATCAAGGCCGCATCCCGTACGCTAAAGCTACGGCAGAAAAAACACCCGACACGGCTAAGGGTACGGTTACGACCGGAACTAGCCGGGGTATGGGCGCAATGTTGCGCGGTGGCGATTTTACTATTTGTTAGGGATATATCATGCCGATAATGCGTGGTTCTAGCTCGAAGACAATAAGTAATAATGTACGCAAGTTACGTGGGGAAGGTTTTCCACAAAAACAGGCGGTTGCTATTTCGTTGTCTAATGCGGGCAAAAGTAAACCAAAGAAGATGGCTAATGGCGGATTTGTAAAACGGTTCAGCCCCATCATCCTGAGACCCCAAAGGTTTCAGGGTATCTATTAGCCTTTTCTAGAAAATTAGTATAAGATTCACTGCAACTATATCAGATAAAATCATGGGAGGATTCATGGATGATTTGGTTGTGGTGCAGTTCGTTCAAAAAACTATTAAAGAACGCAGAAGTAATGTCTTAGACATTTTAGAAAGCAACGGTATAGCCACCATGGAGCAGTACGCTACTTTGATGGGTGAGCTAAACGCATTGAATCATATAGCTCAGGAACTCTCCTTCCTGCTAGAACAACAGGAGCAGTTGAATGATTGAAGTACCCGGTTACTTAGCGCAACAGCTTGAAAAAGAAGCTGCGGAAAAAGAGTCTACTAAAAGCAAAGAGGATGTTTCACGTGAAACATCTGTCGAAAGCATGTACGTCGAGCCTAAGTCTAAAGTTTTAGACCCCACAAAGGCCGACGCGCCCCTCCTAGAAAAGTTGCCTGACCCCAGCGGTTGGAGACTGTTGATACTACCTTATCGAGGCAAATCTAAGACAGACGGTGGAATTTATATACCGGACAAAGTGTTAGAGGATGGCCAAGTCCAAACTGTAGTTGGATATGTCTTGAAGAAAGGACCTTTAGCGTACAAAGACAAAGAAAAATTTCCCGAAGGCGATTGGTGCCAAGAGAAAGATTGGGTGATTTTTGCTCGCTACGCGGGTTCTCGTTTCCGTATTGACGGAGGTGAGGTACGCATTCTTAACGATGACGAGATACTAGCAACTATTTCTGATCCGGAAGATATCATCAGTTTTTAATAGGAGATAACCATGGCTGAAGCACAATACGAGATTGAAGAGGACGAAAAGTCCGTAGATTTAGATGTTTCTGAAACCGAAGAAACGGAAATAGAGCTTAAATCTTCTAAAAAAGAAGACGATAGCAATGAATTAGACTCCGATTCTACTAATAACGTAGATGAGGACGATGAGCACCAAGAGTATAGCGCGGGCGTTAAAAAGCGAATTGACCGCTTAACTAAGAAAATGCGTGAAGCGGAACGGCAGCGTGAAGAAGCCGTTAAGTATGCTCAAGGCGTGCAGAGCGAATCGGAAAAAATACGAACCCGTATGAAAGCTTTAGACCAAGGCTATATGACGGAGTATGGCAGTCGTTTGAGCATGGAACAGCAACAGGTTGAATCCGAGCTAAAACGTGCGGTTGAAATGGGGGATTCGGACGCTACCGTTGCCGCCCAAAGAAAAATGACTCAGTTGGCAGTAGCTTCCGATCGGTATGAAACCACTAAACAAGCGCAAGAGCGTTCTTTACAAGAAC